TAAATAAGTGGAACGCACAAGGAATTAATGTAAAAAGTTACAATCAATACTTAAACTTTGTAAAAAACACTAATGTAAACTTTTATCTTATTTTTGTTGATGATAAAATAGGGGAAGTTTATTTAGCAGATATTACAAAACTTGATAAACCAATATATCCAAACAAACATATTATAGCGTGGAACTTAGAGGATATGAAGTATTTATTTACTATTTCTAAAGAAGATATTGAAAGACTAACGGAATACGACCAGCGAAATTATAAATTTAATCCTAAAAATTAAACATATTAAAACACTTAAACTATGGCAAAAGATAAAAAGAGCTTCGTGCTTTACGCAGACCAGCAAGACCTATTCAGTTTTCTACCTGACGAAGTAGCGGGTAAGTTAATTAAGCATATATTTTCTTACGTTAACGACGAAGACCCTACAGCAGATAACCAGCTCGTAGAACTTGCTTTTATTAGTATTAAAAGACAATTAAAGCGAGACTTACAGAAATGGGAAACACAATTAGAGCAACGCAGAGAAGCGGGGCGTAAAAGTGCTGAGAAACGTCAACGAAATGCAACGAGCGTTAACGAGCGTTTACGAGCGTCAACTGATAATGTAAATGTAAATGTAAATGATAATAAAGATATATATATGTCTTTTAAACATTTGAAAATAACAAAAGCAGAATGTATTAAGCTAAACGAGAACTACACAAAAGAGCAAATAGATACAGTTTTAGATTCGATACAAAACTACAAAGGCAATAGTAAATATGTTTCCTTATATTTGACGGCTAAGAACTGGCTTAAGAAAGAACACGGAGAGAACGGACGTGCAAAAGTAGACCCGTTAGTAGAACACGTTAAAAAAGCTACAAATACATGATACTAAACAACGGACACAGCACAAAGTTTTTAACGGACTACCGCGACGGTAAGATACCTAAAGGCTTAAAACTAGGCTGCGCTTTAGATGAGAACTTTGTTTACAAGCACAACCAGTTAAACATATTTCTAGGCCATGACAACGTAGGTAAGACGTATTTTCAACTTTGGTACTTTTTAGCACTTGCAACTAACCACGACTTAACTTTCTGTTTATTCTGCGACGAAAACAGCGCGGGTAAGATAATGCGCGACCTGGTACAGATGTACTGCAATAAACCCTTTATGGACTTAAGCCACAAAGAAATAAGACGAGCAGAAATGAAGTTAGAGAATCACTTTTCATTTATTGACAATACGAAACGATACGAGCCGAGGGAGGTAATAGACTTATACTTAAACTCAGGAAGAGACACGTTACTTATAGACCCTTGGAACTCACTTAAGACCGACTTAACTTATTCTAGTAACTACGACGTTCTAAACGAGCTAAAGATGGTGACTAAAGAGGGCAAGCACTCGGTATTTATTAACGCACACCCTACAAGTGCGAGCGGAAGGTTAGGAGCTGTTTACCCTAAAGACCATATGTGGCACGGACAAGTAAGAATACCTTTCAAATCGGATATTGAAGGAGGTAAGGCGTTCGCAAACAAGGCTGATGACTTTCTAGTTATACATAGACTAACTTCGCACGCTGAGCTATGGAAATTCACTATGATTGAAGTAGCAAAGATAAAAGACACGGACACGGGAGGTAAGCCGACGTTTCAAGACCAACCGATTATGCTAGATTACAATTTCGGACTTGGTTTAACGGTTAACGGGGTAGATGTAATTAAACGCCCTCAAGCTTTTCAAACAAAGATACTACCTAAACAGCCTACTGAAAACTTGAATAAATTTAAAAACATTAACTTTGATATTGAAAACGGGATAGACAAAGACGACCGTTTTAGTATTTGGGATACAATAGAAAAACCATGAGTTACGCAATAGACATAGTATTAAGTAAGGGTGCTATAAGGTTAGCAGCTGAGCAGTTAAAAGCAATTAACGAGAAAGTAAAAGAAAAGCAACCTGACCACGAATGGTTAGAAACAAACGACAGATGTATTAAGGAATTGACTGAGTTATATTATTTTCTCGTTTCTGTAGATAAACAACTGACTGAGACAAACAGGGAAAACTTTAACCAGTACAAATTGATACTTGAAAAGCAAAGAGAAATAGACGAGCTTAAAAAACAACTAAACGAGGTGAAGGAATTACTATGAGAGCTAGAAAGTGCAAAGTATGTAAGGAGAAGTTTGAGCCATTACGCCCGCTTCAGGTTGTGTGTTCTACCAAGTGCGGCTACGAATACACGAAAATACAAAAGGAGAAGCAATGGAAGGACAGAAAGAAGGAACTCAAAGAAAAGCTACTGACTCGCTCCGACTACTTAAAACTAGCACAAGCTACTTTCAATGCTTACATACGTGAAAGAGATAAAGATAAAAGCTGTATTTCATGCGGAACGTATAACGGCAAAATGAATGCTGGTCACTACATGAGCGTAGGTAGCACACCCGAATTAAGATTTAACGAGGATAATGTACACAAGCAATGCGAAAGATGTAACACTTTCTACTCAGGAAACTTAATAAATTATAGAATAAGTTTAATTGAGAGAATAGGCATTGAACGTGTAGAATTTTTGGAGCGCAAAGACCACGAGCCTGAGAAGTTAACCATTGATGAGATAAAAAATATTGCATTAAAGTATAAAAAACTTACAAAAAAACTTGCACAAGGAATATAAACTATTACTTTTGTAGAAGTATAAACAATTAAAATTTTAAAAAATGAAAAATTTATTTAAAGCAGTTGCTGAGTTTCAGCAGGAAGTACCAACAATTCACAAGGCAACAAAAGGCTACGGCTATTCGTATGCTGATTTGCCTACTATCTTTGAGAAAATTAACCCATTACTTAAAAAGCACGGCTTAGGCTTTATGCAACACTTAGGAAGTAAAGAGGGAGTTAATTACATTGAAACTATTATCTTTCACATTGAGAGTGGCGAGAAAGTAAGTAGCGAGGTTGCTATGCCTTACGTTCAATTAAAAGGTATGAACGACTTTCAAAGTTTTGGTAGTGGAGTTACTTACTTTAGACGTTATGCTTTGAGTTCAGCTTTAGGTTTAGTTACAGACGTAGATAACGACGCGTCGGGGGAACAAGAAAAGAAAGTAGTAAAGAAAGCTAGTTTAACACCTGCGCAATTTAACAAGGCAGTTAAAGCTATTTCAGAGGGTACTTACACAAAGGAGGAACTTATAGAGAAGTTTGAGTTAACAAGTGAACAAACTAAAAGCCTAGAACAATGAATAAATACTATTGCCATGCTTCGGGGGTTGGTAAAATAATGGCTAACCCTCGCACAAAGTCGGAGCTTTTAAGTAAGACGGCTAAGACTGCTGTAGAAGAGCAATTCTTATATAACGAGTTCGGTATTAAAAAAGACTTTTCTAACCGATACACTGAAAGAGGCACGAACCAGGAAGACGAAAGTATCTTATTCTTTTCAAAAGTTACAGGTAATTTCGGAGTTCAGAAAAACGAGGAACGCTTTAAAAACGATTACTTTGTAGGCACTCCTGATATTATTACTGAGGATTCTATTATAGACATTAAGACAAGTTGGGACGCTACTACTTTTCCTTTTTTTGAAAGTGAGTTACCTAACAAAGATTATATGTACCAGTTATTAGCATACATGGACTTGACAGGTAAGTTAAACGGATATGTAGCTTACTGCTTAATCAATCATACCGAGGATGCTATACAGGATGAGATAAGGAGGGAAACGTGGAAACTAAAAGCTATTGACCCTACAGACGCTCAAGCCTTAGAAATAGAGGAAAAGGTTAGAGATAAGATGCAGTACGATAGAATACCTGAGAATTTACGTGTAAAAATATTTGAGGTACAATATGACGAAAACACGGTAAACAAAATGAAAGAAAGAGTAACAGAATGCAGAGAGTATTATTCTATGCTTGAAAGTTCAATAAGTAAATTAACAAAATAAATATGGAAACAATTTTTGCAGAGGGTTTAATCGTTAAGAAAAACGAGAACGCACCCGAGTTTGTATTATGCAATTTAAGCATAAAAGTAGAAGACTTTGAGAAGTTTTTAAAAGCTAACACTAAGAACGGCTGGGTTAACTTAAGTGTGTTAATGGGTAAAAGTGGCAAGCCTTATGCGAAGCTAGACACTTACGAGCCAAAGGAGGAAACAGTAGCACAAGCCGCACAGCACAGCGACG